TGGTAGTTCGCTTGATAGAATAAACGTTGCTAGATTAGTAGCATTTATTAGAGGAAGATTAGAAACAATTGGTAAGAACTTTGTTTTTGAGCCAAACGATCAAACAACACGTGATGAGATTAAAAACAGCATTGAGAGCTTGATGATTGACTTAGTAGCAAAACGTGGTATATACGATTACTTGGTAGTATGTGACGAATCAAATAACACACCAACTAGAATTGACGCAAACGAACTTTATGTAGATGTTGCAATTGAGCCAGTTAAAGCTGTTGAGTTTATATACATACCAGTAAGGATTAAGAACACAGGTGAGATAGCAGCGGGTAATGTAGCGAGCTCAGCCGCAGTTTAAAGTACTTTAAATACATGAAAATGAGGTTTAGGCCTCATTTTTTTGTGGCGAAATATTGATAAATAATATTTGTAATAAGGAGAATTAGAAAATGGCCGTATCATCGCTAACAAGAATGACAGTGCCTTTGGCATCAGACCAATCGAGTGCTACTCAAGGACTGTTAATGCCAAAGTTAAAATATCGCTACCGAGTGGTATTTGAGAATCTTGGCGTGTCTACACCTAGAACAGAACTTACCAAACAGGTAATGACTTTTACTAGACCAACTATAAACTTTGAAGAAATTGAAGTTCCAATCTACAACAGTCGAATCTATCTTGCTGGTCGTCAAACATGGGACGCAGTATCAGCAACATTCAGAGATGATGCTGGCGGACACGTAAGTAGATTAATTGGTGAGCAAATTCAAAAGCAAATGGATACACTAGAGCAAGCATCAGCAAGTTCGGGTATTGATTACAAATTTACAACACGTTGTGAAGTACTAGACGGTGGTAATGGTACAAGCACACCAAACGTACTTGAGACATGGGAACTATATGGTTGCTTCTTAGTAAATGCTAACTATGGTGATTTAGATTACGGGTCAAATGATCCAGTAACTATTGAAACATCAATACGTTATGACAACGCAGTTCAAACACCTCTTGGAACAGGCATTGGTGCTACAGTAGGAAGAACACTAGGTGACGTTGTAACGGGCTAATTAAGTTTAAGGAGTAACTTATGGCTTTCGGTGAAGACGTACTTAAAGGTTTTTTTGGCAACGATTTCTTAAAAGACTATACACATGCGAGTAAGACCTTCCGTAGTAATAACGGAGCTCTTTCTCCACGTCGTAAATTTCTATTCCATGTTGTGTTTAATTTAAACGTACAACAGATTCCGCAACTTGCAAATGTATTTCAAGTAAACGATTTAACGAACCTCAACTTGCTTGTTAAAGAAGTTAAACTTCCATCATATAAGTTTTCAGTTGAAACTATGAACCAGTACAATAGAAAACGTAAGGTTCAGACACAAATTGACTATGATCCTATCACTTGCATTATGCATGATGATACTAGCGACCTTAGTAGAACACTATGGTATAACTATTACTCGTATTATTATAAGGATGCAAGTCAAAAGTATTTTGATGCCGCAGTAACAAATGGAAGCCTTGGACCAAATGCACAAGGAGTTGATCCAGGTGCAGCATTCCCTTATGGCTTTAGAGACATATACACTCAGGATAGAGAAATCAACGACTGGGGTTATATTGGTGAAAGTTATATGGATGGTGCTAGAGCAGGAAAGCCTGCGTTCTTCCGTGACATTACTATATTTGGTATGAATGATCATCAATGGGCGGCTTACACTCTGGTTAATCCTATTATCAGCTCTTTTGAACACGACACCTATAACTATAGCGAAGGTGCCGGTATTATGCAAAATACTTTTACCTTTGATTATGAAACAGTGAAGTATTATCATGGAGCCTTAACTGGCACCAAACCAGACGGAGCAATTCCAAGTTTTGCAAACCCATCAAATTACGATACAATCACATCACCATTGGCAAGACCAGGAAGTGCTGGAACAATATTTGGACAAGGCGGGTTAGTTGATGCTGCTGGTGGCATAATAACTGATTTAAGTGCTGGTAACCTAGCAGGAGTTGTTGGAGCCATACAAAAAGGTGGTACTGCATATGAAACATTTAAAGGCAGAGACTTGCAAGCAATACTAAAAACAGAATCAGAAAATATTGCTAGATCACAAATTAAACAGGATCTTCCAGGAGCTGCACGTGGTGTATTGTTTCCTAAAGCACCTGTTACCCAAGCCGTTGGCACTAGTGCACCATCAGGACTAAAACCAATACCTACAACTGTTGGAGCAAGACCATATACTAACCTAACTAAACCAGTAACTATTCCAGATCAAACTAAGACGAGTTAACAATGGCAACAGTAAATTATACAAATCCAAAAACAGATCTCACAGTAAGATTATTTGATGAATTTTACAAGCGTGAACTTCTCATTGATTCAAACGTATACGATACTGTATTGAGTTTTTTTAAAAATATATTTGCTGACGGCGATGCCGCTGAGAATTTTACATTGAGTGTTTTTACTATTAGCGAAGACAGTGGCACTCCTGTTGAAACACTTCTAAGTGAACTAAGCAAACAGAATAATATTCAAATTACTGCTACCTTGGCATATTATTTGAATAACCAACGTAGCAATGCTACACTGCTTGGTATTACCAATACTCCTACTCCTAACCAATATACTGCTCGTAACATACTCATATAGGTGACGTATGTCAAAGTTTCAACAAGGCACCTACACTGTAATGAATCAAAGGAAGTATGCTGGCAAGGGTGCTCCTAAGTTTCGTAGCGGATGGGAACTAGCCTTTATGCGATTTTGTGATAGCAATGATCATATTATCACATGGTCGAGTGAATCTCTTGCAATACCCTACAGAAATCCGCTAACTGGTAAACCAACAAGATACATTCCAGATTTTCTTATACAATACAGAAACAAAAATAATCAAGTAGTGACAGAACTAATTGAAATTAAACCTAAAAAACAAAGCATACTTGAAAGCAAAGCGAGTAACAGAGATAAAATGGTTGTTGCAGTAAACTATGCTAAATGGGATGCCGCACAAAAATGGTGCAAACGAAACGGACTTACATTTAGAGTGGTTACTGAAGAAGATATATTTCATCAAGGACGAAAGCGTAAATAAGTATAATGAAGACCTGCGAACTATGTGACACCAGATTTACATGCGATCCTAACTATACATGTTGGTGCATGGTAGAACCAATAGTAGAAGTAAAAATTATGTCCCAAGATTGCGTATGTCCTAAATGTTTAAAGGAAGCACATGACAAAGAAACTCGAAGAACTATTTGACTTGCCGATGGATGAAGGCTTACCTGACGAAATTACTCCTGATAATGTACCCGAGCCTATACCAGAAAACAATCCAGTAATGCAAAACACACTAAGCGAACTTGATAAAGTACAAGCCGCTTTACCACTAGTTAGAGGATTAGAAGCAAGCGACACTGAGATGGATGACCTTGCAGGTAAGGCAGTAAAAGGCTATGAAGACATGATGGACTTGGGTATGAATGTAGACAGCAGATGGGCAAGTGATATATTTGGTGTAGCAAGTACAATGCTTGGACATGCTATAACTGCCAAGACTGCTAAACTGAACAAGAAACTAAAAATGGTTGACCTACAGTTAAAGAAAGCAAACTTAGATCAAAAAGTTGCCACAAATAAAGACGAAACTGTCGACGGAACCGGCATTGTATTGGATAGAAACGCACTTTTAGATCGATTGTTAAGCGATGACAAAGAACAAAAGAATTCGAATTGAGCTAAATACTGCATAGAAGGAACAACAGATGAAATCATTATCACAATACTTGACAGAAGCTAAACAAACATTTGATTACAAGATTTATATTCTTGGTGATGTTGAAGCTGATGTTTTAAACGACTTGGAAGAAAAACTTCAGCAGTTTGATGTAATTAAGATGTCAGAACCAAAGAAAACTCCAATTCAAAAAACTCTTCCAGTATTTTCAGATGCTGAAAACGAAAGTATGTCAATAATTGACGTGTCTTTTAACTATCCAGCAACACCACCGCAGATGATACAGATTGCACGTTTGCTAGGAATGGATCCAAATGCTATTAGAATACAACAATCTACATATGCAGATAGCATTGATGCTGAGCGTGAAGGTTATGAAGAGCAACCAAATCCAGTACTTGGAAGCGAAGAAGGTGAACAAC